AGCAGAAACCAAAGAAAAAGCAGAAACCAAAGAAAAAGCAGAAACCAAAGAAAAAGGAAAACCAGAAAATACTAATAAAATTTATATATTTTTTTTAAAATATATAAAAAAATACAAATACAAATACAAAAAACCTAAATCTAAGGATTAAATATAACAGTAGTGCCATTAGACCCAACTAATCTTAATATACGGTCATTACCCAAAGAAAACGCATATAAAACGCTCTTCAAGACTGGTATAGTATTACCGTAACTCAGACCTTTACTGTCAAATAATCCAAAAGTACCATTGCCATCACTTCCATATACAAACCCAATTCTCGCAGCATTATTTGTGCCACTATATGGTCGACTATTAGACCATATTCGTTTTCCAGAAATAGACAAATATATAGCCAAACTACCATCTTGTTCAAATCTTAAATAATACAAACGATTTTGAGAATATATTTTAGTATATTCATCAGTATCACTATCACTAGATGGTATTTTAAATGTAAATTCATTAGACACCAAGATATTTTCAGGGATATCTGACGTATCAATTTTATAATTTGGATAAGGTATTATCTCCGAATACGATGTGCCTGAAGTCCAGGTCTGAATACCAAACTCACTAGAATTCATATACATACCATCTGAGCAATAAACTGTATTTGGATTACTAAAAAACAATGTATTTGTCGCGTCATTTGTATTACCATTTTCAAGACACCAAAATATGACACCCGCTGGACCACCACCATTATAAGCAACAAATTTAAAGAAAGATGTTGAACCAGCTTTTAAAGTAATTGTATTTGAAAAAACTGTATTCCATGTAGTAGCATAATTTGGTAATTTACTTCCATTCATATAAATATTCAACGAATCATCAATACTACACCACAATGTAGCAGTAATATCACTAGTTCTTGTATTTGTATATGTAGTATAAAAATTAACTGTTCCTGCTGTAGCACCACTAATACTATTCGGTGTATTCCACAACCATCTGTAATTTTTCCAACCAAATGAAGCAGTATTGCTTGAAAATTTATTATAAACATTACTCCAGTTAGAAGCGTCAAGTATACTACCTGAATCAATCGCAGCAGCCCTTGGAATACTATTATCATAAATAGCCAATTCTCCAGTATTTCCCAATATTAATTTATAACCCGGAATACCAACATTTGGAGTTCCAAATGTATGAAGAGGAACTAAATTCAAATTGTAATGCGATTGTTGACTAGCACTATCATAAGCAAGTGAATATGTAGACCAATTATTAGAGTTAAAATATGAAATAGGTCCAGTATAGTATCGCGCTTCACCTGTATCAGTAACCATTTTAGTATACGTTCCGTCATAATACATATATACCCAGTTCCCATCATTAAGACGATTATATGATTGAGGGGCTATACCAGGATAAGGATAAAACCAGTCACCCCACATCAAATACGAAGTAGGCCACTCACATACTATATAAGTGCCATTTGGCATAAGTCTCACATGAACATTACTAGGATTAGACCCAGTATATTTGTACAACTGAAAATACGGTGTATAATTATAAATATCTTTGACATGACTGCTGCTGCTACTATTATAAGAAGTATCTATAACATTATTTATATTCAATGAACCATTATCAAGAGATAAAGTATAGTCTCCGCTGGAAGATGTCAAAAGTCGTTCACCTCTTTCACTACCTCCGTTAATTAAAGTATTTATAGAAACACCATCAGCCAAATATTGAGATAAACCATTAGAAATAATTCTCAGTTCATTATCAGTTAAAATTTGGTCCCAAATAAAAACATGTGAAAATGCCCAATCACTTACTTCGCCAAAACCTCCATTATTAATTGTCATTGCGTGTTGTCCTCCAGAACCACCACTAATTGTACCTTTTACTGAGCCATTAACTAAGATATTATTTGGTGCGGTTCCATTATTTTTACCACATGTAATAATCCAGTTATCTGAAAATCCTGGCACATAACTAGTCAACCAACCTTCATAATAACAAACTCCCGAATTACTTGACCAATGTCCATGTAGCCAATTGCCGCTTGTTGAAGTTAATAATCTTTGTCTAGTACCTCCTGTATATCTGGTAATAGAACAAATTGTAAAATTGCTTGGTATACTTCCGGTTGGCCAAGTAACTTTTGATGTTGTTGAACCATAAATATATGGAATATCTGCTGTTGCGCCATATCCAATTCCATTAGTTAGTGTAACTCCACTACAAGTAGCATTTTTTCCATTTCCTCTTAATTCATATAATATATTATTACTATAGGATTCAGCAGCATAAATACCCCATGGAGATTTAGTTCTTAATAATGAAGCAAAATCATTATTTCCTGAACTATAATAAGCCGCCCCAGTATAGATAGATAACAGATTATTACTAAATGTACCCCAAGTTTGTAAATATGTAGCCAATGTAACGGCAGACCCGGAACTATTATTGCCAATAATAGATAACATATTTGAATCATCAATTGTCAATCTATAATTAGAATAACCAGTAATATCAACAGTCTTCCATAAAACGCTTCCCAATAAATTATAAGCAACAATAGCACCACCCCCACCTATCGTTAAATATGATATGGCATCTAGAGACGTTAATGTGGTATAACTATTTGTGTAAAATGTATACACCGGTTTTGTAAATCGCGCATCAAAAATACAAATACTTTGCGTCTTAGCCACAGTGTCCAAGTAAACACCAAAGAATGAATACCCAGATGGCGACCATAAGAAAGAATTTAATTCACTTTCATCATGTTGAGCATGTAATTTTATACCAAAATTTAAGATACCACGTCTATCATCTGGACCGGGTAATGACGCGTCTGTAATGCCACTTGTACTAGGGTTACTGCTAAAAAGCGTTGCCCCAGCACTATTAGTTATATTAAAAATTCCTTGACTACCACCAGAACCATCATCATCAAATGACATTGTAAATGGACCAGGTCCTCCTGAATTTTTAAAATTAGTAATTGCATAAGGATTCAAGTCTGATATTCCAGGAACAGAAACAGTTGTTCCATCTTCAGCTAATATAGTAACATTATTAACTAATAAGTTACCCCTACCATAGCCATTAGCATCTCCATTATTATCAAAAAGCAAATCACAACTGCTAATATATTTTGGAAAACACATAAAAACTAAACCACATCTTCCGCCACTGTTATATGTGTTAAAAAAATTAAATGTATTGTTTCCTGGCTGTAAATTTAAATCATAAGCAAAAAAGTTATTCCAAGAAGAAGAACTAGTTCCTCCAACTGTTCTAATATAAACATTATTGACATACACATCACATTTTTCAAGAACACTAACCCAAAGCGTTGACCAAATCCATTTTCCAGTTGGATTATTATAAGTATAATAAAAATTATATGTTCCAGAAGAGCCGCCGCTGCTACCGTTGATACCAGTAGAGTTAGGACTAACCCATATTGGCGAAACTTTATCTACTAAGTTATAACCATCAGAATTAGAAAAAGAAAATGAATTCATAACATTGTTATAAAAGTTATTCCAATAACCACCTGTAGCCGAATTACTATAGTTTTGCCATAAAGTTCCGGAAGCATAAATGGTCTTTCCTCCAACAACACCAACTCCTGGTTGACCAGTGTAAAAAAATGGTTTACCAATATATTTGAAAGGTGTGTTATCAACCCAATTATAACCGCCATTTTTATAACTCATGATACCTAAATTGCCGAAATCCATAGACAAGTAATAAAATCCATTAGTACTAATAAGCCGAGGTGGAACATATTGATTCCAATATTCAAAAGCCTGAATAACACCATTAGTCGAATTCCAGCTGTCAGTTTGCCAAGCCATACTACACCATAAACCAGTAACAGTTCCATTGCTGTCAGTTTTATAAAGACATAAATTGCCATCAGTCTGCATATTCAACGAGTATGAAGATGTATTGTCGCCAGTATTTTGAACCAAATAATACTTATCTTCATTATTAATCGAAATATTTTTCAAAGAAGAAGTAGAACTAAACGTTACAACAAATGTCCCGTTTGTAACAACCGAAAATACTTGAGTAAAAAGTTGTAATACACTGTTTGTAGGTGTAAAAGTAAAGGTAATTGTTGGTTGTAAAGCATTATTCAAAGCACTAATATTAACAGTAATAGGATTATTTCCAGACGCATAAAATTCCAAAGTATATTTAACATTAGCAACCAAATTAACATTTTGTGAAACACTTGTACTACTACCTAGATTCTCACTAATAACATCAACATACAAAGCTCCAGTATCGTTATCTATTTTCAACCCATTACATTTTCGAATTGTTTGCCCAGCACCAAGAGCCAAACTAGATGACGTCCACATTTGTCTTCCGGTCCTATTATCTTTAACTCTGACAATACAATCATTGCCAATATACGCGGAAAAATAACCATTAGTAGATGTTAAATTAAACATTTCAAAATCAGAGACTGGCATAACATTTTGTCCACGTGTGTCTCCCGAGTCAGTAATTAACTGACTTCTTAAAGCCGGCCTTACCTTTAAAATCTTAGAACGTACAATTACATCATCCTCATCATAAAATGAAACCTTTATACTTTTATCTGGATTGACTTCACTAATAGTAGCAGTTGCTCCACTATATAGCGGATTGACAGGACTATGAATAGTGGCATAGTCACCTTGTCTTGGAACTACGGTAGATATTCCAGTTATAACACTGTTAGTTAATGTAGATACGCCATTAACTATAGAATAAGAATCTTGAGTTACAGTAGTTTTATCTGCTTTTCCAAGAGCCCAATATTTATTGTTATTTGCGTCAACAATAACCAAGTCACCATTATTTGAAAGTTTACATGTGTAAGGCGCAACAAATGATAATTCAATTAATTTATTATTTTCAAAATCAAATGTTGTTGATTTAAGGAAACTACCGTCCTTCAAAATATCGTAAACTTCATTGCCATAATTGTTATACAATCCAAGCGCAAAAGTAAGACTACCAGTTGTATTCGCATAAGAAAATTTTAAAGAAGTAGCCGTTGAATTGGAAATACTATACAACGAATAACTATCAATATTAGTATTTGTATTATTACTAAAAAACAATGTATTTGTAGCATCATTTGTATTACCATTTTCAAGACACCAAAATATAAGTCCCGCTGGACCACCGGTATTTGTAGCAACAAATTTAAAATTAGAAGTAGACCCAGCCTTTAAAGTAATTGTAACTGCCCAAACTACATTATAAGGAACTGTGCTACTAGTTAATTTTATTCCATTCATATAAACATCCAATGTATCATCTACAGAATAGTATAATGTGGCAGTAATGTCAGTAGTTCTTGTATTTGTATATGTAGTATAAAAATTAACTGTTCCTACAGGAACACTAGTAGTAGAACTACTTGCCATATTCCATATCCACCTATAATTGTTCCAAGCGTATGAATTAGTATTATTTGAAAACTGATTATAAACAGCACTCCATCCTTGAGCTATATTAGATACATTATACGCATTACCATATAAATTCGAAAAACTTAATAAACCGGTAGAATCAAGTGCCAAATTATAAGTACCATTTAATGAGTACATGCTGCCATAATTACCACGATTACTAATTGTATCTCCATTTGCTAATGATAAACGAAAACTAGTTTGTTCAGACCATAGTACATCTCCATTCGCATTTATAATAGCAATATTTCGGTCATTTGTAATAGTGAGCTGAAGAGGATATAACAAATTGCTACTAACATTATAATTCAAAATAGTGTTCATTATAATTCCATCTGTATTTAATACTTCAATTATAAGATGATTATTAGAAACTCTAAATCGCAAAAAACTAGGCCCAGGATTAGAAAATCCGCCACTTGAAGACCAAAAGCTAAGACGAGTTCTGTAATCATACGCAACAACCAATCCACTTGGAAGCAGTGCCAAATAATAGCATCCATTTTGAGACCAAATATTCAACGAATTATTCGCAACATTTGTTATATTTGGATTAACACCCATAGCCACAATACTATTCGAACTCGCTAGCGACAATACAACACCCGCATTTTGTTTCAAAACAGTGCTGGTAATCCCATTTGTATTCTCATTTTCAAATCGAGTAACGCCAAGGGTAAATCCATCACTGCTTATGCTGTCAATCGAGGCATTCACATTTGTACCAAGACTGGATGACGAAACCGTTATAACATCACCAATACGATATTGTTTATTAGTAACCTGATTCGCATACAAAGTAAAATGAACGCGTAATGGACCTCTTACTCCATTATAATTATTGCCTTTATCAAAAAATACTACATAATTATCAGGTGAATATGTCATATCCAAATCAATTGTCACACTGTCAGAAAAAGTACCAATTAGTGAGCCATGAATATCATAAGTATAACAAGTATAACTAATTGGTCCATTATAAGCATGTAGCCAATAATTCTTGTTACAACTACTGCCCTCAATTAATGCTTGAGAAGGGACTGTTACATTAATCGCAATTGTATTTGAAATAGCAGTCGTGTTCATAGACCAAGATGTATTTGTTAAACATTTCCATATACCAAATACAGAAGGTGTAGCATTTGGATTAGGACTGGCTTTAAAGAAACTATCCAACTGACTGGTATAATCAGTAATTTCTTGTGTAGTAGTAAACAACATAGAAACGCCAGATAAATAATTATTTACGAATGCTGAATTCGAGTTATTATAATTTGTATTATTTGAACTATAAGAAACCGCACCAGACGCCCCAGGATAACTACTAATAGCAGTAGGAATCCAAGATTCATCAGGAGTAGTGCCAGTTGAATCCGAATTGAATTTTTTCCTAAAAATCTTCATTGTAGCATAAAAGTCAAATAACTTAGTACTTTGATTATATACATTTTTCAGCTCGTATAAATAAGAAGACTTTACATGCCATTCATTTTTGTCAATTGAGCCTATGGTAGTTAAATATTCAATCATTTTAGTCATTGGAGTGCCAGCCTCTATAACACGATTGTATATTCTGGGTAAAAACGTAAATATGTCAATAAATGACAATGCTTCTCCACCAATATTATAATCCCCAAATATCTTCTTAGATAATTTATAACCCAATTCAGAAAATCCTCCGGACAAAATAAATGAATAAGGTAATTCATATTTAGAATTAAAAGGGACACTTGCATTCATATTTAAAAACTTTTCATTAAAAATAATTACATTATGGTAATATTCCTTTTTAGAAAAATAATTTAATATTGTTTGAAAGTTAGAATCATTTGTACATTTAACAACAAATACACTTTTAGTTACAGACGTTGAAAAATTATTACCATCTATAGGATTTTCAGTTAAAAGTGTATCTAATTCCTTATTAAATACAAAACTGTTATTTTTAGTATCTTTAGAAACATTTAATATAAAAGATTTAAATGAAACAGCACCAGGACAATAATCATTAATAACACTATTAAATGTATCAATATAGTTTTGCCCTGTTCCTGTAACCGCACTTGAGTCGCAAATATAGACAATTTGGTTAAAAACTTGCCCATTTTGCTCCAAATTATCTACATGATTAAAAAAATTATTAAAAACAGAGTTAGGATTCAAATCAAAAAACTCATGAAAATTATACACAATCTTTTTTACAATAAAATTAACATTATCTAAAATATTAGAAGAAGTGCGTATCATATTGTCTGGGATAAAATTATCAATACCGGCAGTGTATGTTGTAGCTCCTGAATTTAAATATAATGTATCATTGTGTTTTTCAAACCATGAAATTAATCCAATAAATACTGATGATTTTTGTGTACCAAAAAATAATCGATATCCTTTATTATAATATTTATCCAAAATTGCTTCTAAGCTACTGCTACTATTAAGAATTTCAATATCAATTGTATCAGGTATATAACCTACATTTATTAAGTATTTTATCATAGTAGAACACCTAGGTTCAAAAAAATGGTCAATTAAAAATACAGACCTATTATTAAGAGGAATAGCCAGAGGACCAGGATTTACGATATGAGGTCTTACAAGAGGTATGTCAATAATATTATTGGCACGTTTAAATGTGCCAATTCTAGCACCTTGACCGCGATTAACGACAAAATTTTTAGCACCTTTGCCCATTTGTATATATGTATATATATATATATTATTTAAGACATTTTCTTAAATATAAAATATTTGATTATAATAAATTAAAAATGCCTTTTGAATGTCCAAAAGAAACAGAAATTGCACCAGAAGTTGAATTGTTTTCATTTGAATTTGAAATAAATATGAATGGTACAGAAACAACAAATGTAAATTATAGCACAAAATCAGTAACATTTAGTACTAAATCATTTAAATATGACATTCTACAAATGAATACTTCAAATAACGGAATTAATAATCCAAAATCGAAACACTGGCCTCTAATAGAAACCTGGAAAACAGTAAATACAACAAAAAAAGTAAAATTATTTGGAAAAAAATACGAAATTAAAGTGCCTCTTTACAAACCAACTCAAGCACTTTATGAAATATATACATTAAACAAAAGCGAAAAAATAACATTCTTTACAATTCCTTCGTTTAAGTTTCAAATGAATTCTGATGTAAAATTTTCCGGTTCTGTAAGTTCTGAGTTTTCTTTATCTGTTGAAGGTAAAGGTGGATGCCTTTTGCAAGGAACAACGGCAAGTCTAATTGATAATTTTTATAATGATGGTAAAAAAATACTACAAATGACCAATACAACAGATAGAACAAATCGGATTATAAATATGGTAGCAAATCCAAAGTTTTTGGCATATTCGTCTGCCACAGTTCTATTAACATACCTTTTAAGAGATGGATTAACGGCAAATTTTACAATTAACAAAGCAGGAGGTAGTGTTGGTTGGCAATTAAACACATTTTATATTGAATTTGGTGATTTAAAAATAACAATTCCAAAATTTCAAATTGAATTAGATTTTCCTGATATATTAAAAGACCCAATTACAGGTCAAGAGCATCCAGTAACTGTTTCAGGAAGTGCAGATAAAGGTTTAACTGTAACAATACAATTACTAAAAATTCCAAATGGAGATTTTTTTGCTTTAATGCTTACATCACTTCAAAATACATTAAGAATAGCACAAAGCGCAACCGGGTCGAGTTATGATGCTAGTTACGTAAAAGAATTGGAAGATATACTAGCGCAGTTACAAGATGGGGACGATGAAGTTACAAAATGGTTAGAAGAATATTTAGGCATGGAATATACCATCACATTTTATTTTGTGTTTTGTCCAGCAGGTATGTCAAATACGCCACCAACACCATTTTATATAAAAGTAGAATTAGAAATAACTGTAAATCCATACAAAGTATTAGATGATTTGTTTGATGCGGCTGAAGCAATAGAAAAAACAATGACAAAATTTGAAAATGATTTTTGGAATGATGTAGACAATATCAAGCACACTAGTTTTGCTCATCCATTAGAAAAAATGTTAAAGGGAGCACTTAATACTGTAAACAAAGAATTATTATCGGTTACAGAATCAGCACAAAAGGAAATAGATAATAAATATATAAACAAAACATATTCAACAACATTGACCGCAATGATTCCTATTGAACCGCCGCCTTAAAACAAATAAAAAACACAATTTAATTAATTAATTAATTTTACTATACAAAATACAAAATACAAAATACAAAATACAAAATACAAAATACAAAATACAAAATACAAAATACAAAATACACTATAAATTAGATAACAGAACTCGCAATATCTCTCTTCACATTCTGAACACTATTCACATATTTATCCAACGTAGCAGAGTCCAAAAGTGTATCAGAATTAAATCCAAACCCGTCCATTTCAAATTTGAATACATCCACGTCAACTTGTTGACCAATACGATGACACCGAGCAATCGCCTGGTCCTCTACAGCAGGATTCCAATGCGGGCTTACAAAATATACCTCACTAAAGAATTCCTGTAAATTCAGACCTTCACATCCGGTCTGAATTTGCAATATAATAACATCCGCCTTGTCAA